ATCATGATGACGCCATCGTTTCTACGCCTGCCCCAGTAGGCATAACCGGCAAAATCGTGAAATTCGGTATCGAATTTGTCTGCGTTGGCACCGATGACGTCAACAATAAGGTTAAATGCCCGCTCGCTCACATCAACTTCAGCCTTGCTCTTAACAAAACCAATAATATCCTGCGGAGTCAGGATGTCGGCAGGAGTACCAAAGATAGCCTTGCTCGCAATAGCATCCGCCTGCAGCATGAGCGCCATCGCCATAGCCTGCTTCTCGGTGGTGTCCGTGACCTCCAGCACCAACCGCATAATCTCATTGTAATCAGCCGCAAGATTCTTCCCTTCCAGCGCTTCAACAAACGCCCTGCCAGCACCGCCGTAATGCTGCATAATAAAATTCACAACAGCGTTACCATTGCTGATTATTTGCTGGTCGCACTCAATCTCAATAACGCGGTTTTTTACACCGCCACCGGACTGACTCTTCGTGCAAGGCTCTTCGCCAGTAAACACAAACGAGTTCAGCCAGGACTTCTGCCGCTGAAATGTCGCATTGGTCATGCGTCCGCGGTCAAGGCCTTCAGTGACACGCATGATCAGCGTGTCATAATTCTCGAATCTTGACTTAATTGTCTGCAGCTCGTCACCGAAAAACGGCAGGTTACGCAGGATAGACGCCGTACTCATCATAGAGTTGACCGTCATATTCATGGTCCGCACCAGCTTGCCCATGCCCGGATTACCCCAGACAGACGCAGCCACCATCATGGCTACAGTCTTACCGCTGCCGGTGCCACCCCAAAGGTGCAAAACAAATGGCAGCGCGGACACGCGCTCGACCAGCACGCTCGCAAAGCTTGCAGCCAGGATCAGGCGCATGTACAGGTTCTGCCGGAGCGGTGCGACGTAGGCCGCCCATTCCTCCAGCGTGCCTTTACTTGAGACTGCCTGCACCAGAGATTTATACTGGTCCTCACAGTCCAGCTTAACCTCATCCGTGTACGGCACAAAGCCTGCATCGGACCAGCCCATGTGGTCAATCGACTTTACCCGCGGCAGGATGTCCGGGTTCATAGCAATGACCTCTGCCAGATACTTCACTAGCAGGCCGGCGTTGTCGCTGTTGACTTCAACACCATTGTCTGCCAGCAGGATTATTTTGTTTTTGTTGGCTAACGTGGAGCGCGGGACCACCACGCTCTGCCAGCCGCCATTTTTAAAATACGCAAGCCGGATTTTTTCCGTTTCATCCTCCACATTCACCAGCAGCTCCGTCGGCATGATGGGGATGGGGCTTGCGTATTCGTTTTTATATTCTGTCCCGACCTGTACCGACCGATACACGCCATTAATCGATGTGTTCCAGTTACCGCACCGGAGAGCAAAGAGCTGCTGCGGGAATTTTGTCAGATTATCTGACCTTATACCCTTGGCTGCCTGCTGCTGCAGGTACGCTTTCCAGCAGCTCTCAAACTCCCTCTTGCAGCACAGCTCCCCGGCCCGGAACCGTGCCATGGAAAGCACCTGCTGCCGTTTGGATGGCTCTGTGACCGCCGCTATTGCCTCTAGGAGCGCTTCGCTTATAAGGCTGAACCTGTCGCACCCTTCAAAGAATTCTCTGTCCAGAGAGAGCACCACAGGCCACTTGTAGCCTTCGATAGCTTCGGCTGTGCCGCCAGCTGCAAAGTAGTCCGCAATGTCGCCTTTAGGCGGGCACTCCGGCCACAGCTTTGTGATGTCCATGACCTTTGCGCCTTTCCAGGCTGCAGCATAATCGGTGCCCTTCTCGTCATTGTCGGGAATGACGATACGCTCTGCATAAGATTCCAGCAGCGCCTTGTCCGTCGCGCTCAGCTTGATAGCCTTCTGGGCTCCGGTATTGCTCGTGGTTGCCAGTAGGCCGGCAGCCGTCATGGCATCGGCGCATTTCTCGCCTTCGACGATGTACAACTTTGTGCTCCGATGTTGTGCTAATAAATCTAAGTTATATAAGTTGTTACATCCTTCAGGCTTGGTATACACCGTGCGCCCTTCGGCATTGATATAGGCAAAGCTGAAAACCTTGTGCCCGTCGGCCCATTTGCGGCGGCGCTTGTAATAAGCTTCAGTGCCGTCAGGGTTCCTGTAGACATGGCGGTAATCTTCAATAGGTTTTGTCGTCTTGTAATCTACAGGCTCCGGCTCTGCAGGCTTCGCTCCAAGACGGCGGAACTCTCGCAGGATGTCCGAACCGGGAGCATTGCACTTCTGGCAATATACCAGAAGTGTGCCGTTTTTCTCGTCGATATGCAGGTGCCCTGCTTTGCCACATAAGGGACATGTAGCAGTAATATGGGAGCCTTTTTGTTTGACTCCCACAAGGTAAGGACGGATATCGTCAAGATGCAGTTCAGAACGGGATGTCCGCATCGTTTACACTGCTGAAAGGTGTATAGGACGTAGGAGCTGCATTATTAGACGTAATCTCGCCTTCATATTTTTTGATAGGCGGCACCTTGAAATCGCCCTTTTGGATACGCTCTACAGAGCATACGGTGTGCACCTTAAGTCTTACGTTCAATTTGCCGTTCCAGACGTATTCTTCTTGTCCAAGTACAGCGCCGACGACCATACCACAGAACTGTTGCTCATCACCGTTAAAGCGGTCTGCCAAAAAACCAGCATTGCCGCTCTTTTCCAGCGCCACCAGGAATGCCTTGAAGAAGCCAAGCGCAGAATCTTTATAGCTACGGATGAAGCTGAACAGCGGAATTTTGTCACCGCTGCGCTCCTTGCGCTGGCCATAATAACCAACAAACTGCTCGTTTGCTTTATCAGCTACACCTGCGATGTCGCAATAGATTTTCAGGTACTCCTTGTCTGCATGGTCTTCTACAGAGCAGATGGCCAGTACATAACCGCCAGCAGGCGGCGCTGCGTAGCCTTCACTCGCAGCTTCAACATTTCCCCAGTTAAGCTTTTTCATTTTTCTTTGCCTCCTCGTTAAAACCATAATACTCGCGGATAGCTGTATCCACGGCCTTCAGGTCATTGTCAATCTTCGCCGCAAACATCTCCATCGGAGACT